ATGGCCATTGCTGCTTATATGCAACATATGAAAGAGAATCCAAAAGAACAAGAATATTTTTTTATTAATGTACGATAAATTATGACAATTACAGAGTATTTTCAAAGGTATTACAATTTATTACCATTTCACATAAATGGCGAACAAGCTTATATTGCTTTAGAAGTAGAGTATTTTGATAAGTTTAAAAGAAATAGGTTTAAAACTTATAATAGCTTTAAAAGAAGTAAGAACTATTATTTTGGGCTATATTAGATAGTTACAATTAGATACAATAGCTTTATGTTACTTTGTAAAAATAATGGCTAATTTATTAACTCGTTTTTTACCGACAATATCATTTAGGGCTAAAGCTCCAAAGTCATTAATGCCTGCTAACCAGTTTAGCGGATTCCCATTGCAAAATTGGTTTAGTGGCTATGCTAAAAGTGGTGAACAAGTATCTGAAAAGAATGTAAAGCAGTTAGCTGTTTACTATGCTTGTATTAGAAATATTGCTGAAGATATTAGTAAACTTCCTTATATAGTAGTTAAAACTGAAAAGAATGGTAATAAAAGTAGAGTAAGTAACTTAAATGTTGCTAAGATACTACAAGTTAAGCCAAATAGCTATTCAACTCCAATTGGTTTAAAATATTCAATTATAAATGATGCTATTGCTAGAGGTAATGGTTATGCTTTAATTATTCGTGATAAAGCAGGATTAGCTACTGAAATGCACTACATAGATTCTAATTTTGTATTTCCTGAATTTGATATTGATACAAAGTCAATGTTTTATCAAATTAATTATACACCATTAGGTTTAAGTGGCATTTATTCAAGTGAAGATATATTTCATATAAAAGGGCCAGGTAATTCTATGGTTGGCCAATCAGTATTAGCTTTTCAATTAGAAACATTAGGTCACGCTTTAGCAATCCAAAATTATTCAAGTAAATATTTTAGCGGTGGTGCTTCAATGAGTGGCATACTTACTTTTGAAGGAGTTAATGATGAAAAGAAGTTAAGGCAATATACTGAAATGTTTATGGCTAGTTACACTGGTGGAGCAATAGCTGCAATGCCAAGTGGAGTAAAATTTGAAGCAATGGGTAATGATCCTCAAAAATCACAGTTTATAGAAACTGAAAACTATATGAGAGGCGAAATTGCTAGATGGTTTAGAATGCCATTGAGTAAATTACAAGATTTATCTGATACAAATAATTCAGCATTAGAGCAGGTTAACATAAACTATGTTACTGATTGTCTAATGCCTTGGATTGTACGTTTTGAGCAAGAAGCTGATCAAAAACTTTATGCAATTTATGAACGTGATATTTATGATGGTTATATTGATACTGATATGCTTTTAAGAGGTGATTCAGCAGCAATGGAGCGCAAAGTAAGAACAATGTTCACGAGTGGTGCAATAACTCCAAATGAAGTACGTAAAATGTATGCAATAAATACAATTGATGAAGATTATGCAAACAGTAGCTATATGCCAAGCAATATGATGCCAGGCGAAACTGCTATTCCTTTTTGGACAGCACAAGCAGAAAAAAATAACCAATTAACCAATAGCCAACCTGGAATGGGTGGCGTACAGCAATAAAATGGAAAGAAGATTTAATACTAGAGCTGCTGATATAGTAAGCGAAGAAGGCAGAACTATAAAAGGTTATGCAAGCACATTTGATAGTTTATATCCTATGTATGAAGGTTACAATGAAACAATAGCACGTGGTGCATTTGATGGTTGTGATTTTAGTGATGTTGTAGCTTTATTTAACCACGAAAGTGAATTATTATTAGCTAGAACTAAAGATGGTGTTGGTACACTTAAATTATCAATTGATCAAAAAGGATTATATTTTGAATTTGAAGCATTAAATACAACTGTAGGAAATGATGTACTTGAAAACATAAAAGCAGGTAATATTCGTGGATGTTCATTTGCATTTACTGTATCTGAACAAAAAGTAGAAGAATTTGCTGATGGAAGTTGCTTAAGAACAATTTTAAAAATTGATAAGTTATACGATGTTGGGCCTGTAGTTAATCCTGCATATGAAGATACTGAAGTTGAAGCTTGCAAAAAAAGAAATAAAGAATTAATAAAAAAAGAAGATACAAAACAAATAAATGAAAGCTATTATATAGCACAAAAATTTAAATTTAATTTAAACTAAAAAAACAAACAAAATAATGAAAAACTCAAGTGTTGAATTACGCCAATTACAAGCGTTAAAAAGAAACGAAGGTTCTGATTTAGTTGCTAAAGCTGAATTAGAAGGAAGAGAATTGACTACAGTAGAATTAACTACTTTAAGATCAATTGAAACTGATGTAACTGCTTTTGATGCACAAATCAAAGATGCAGAATTAAGAGAAAAATTTGCTAAGTCAAATGTTGAAGGTAGAAAAACTGCTGAAGGCGATTCTAAAGAAAAAAGAGAAATTGCAAATTTTTCATTTGGTAAATTAGTACGTGAATTAAGTTTATCACGTGGTGATGAGAACGCAATCACAGGTCTTGAAAAAGAAATGTTGCAAGAATCAGCTAAAGAAAAAAGAGCTTTAGGTTCTATGGGTGATGGTTTGTATTTATCAAACAAATTTTTAACTGTTGAAAACAGAACAATGAGCGCAGGTTCAGCTACTGCAGGTGGTAACTTTATTGCTACTGACAAAGTTGGATTCTTTGATGCTTTATATGCAAAAACTGTTTTACCTCAATTAGGTGCAATTAAATTAGAAGGCTTAGCAGCTAATACTGATTTGACTGGATTTAGTGCTGGTGTTACTGCAGGTTGGGCTACTGAAGTTGCTGATGCAAGTGCAGGCGATCCTACTACAGCTTCACGTTCTATTACTCCTAAGCGCTTAACTGCTTATGTTGATTTATCTAAGCAATTATTGTTACAAGATAATTTCAGTATTCAAAACTACACAGTGCAGTCATTTATGAAAGCATTTGCAGTAGCAATTGAAGCAGCAGCTATTAATGGTTCAGGTTCAGCAGGACAGCCTACAGGTTTATTGGGAACAAGTGGAATTGGATCAGTAGCAATCGGAACTAATGGTGGTGCGCCAACTTTAGCTAAGATTCTTGAATTAATCCAAGTTGTTGAAACAGCTAATGCAGGAATGAACGGCAAATTCTTAGTAAATCCTAAGGTTGTAGCTAAATTAAAGCAAACTGTTATCGATTCAGGTAGTGGTGCTATGATTATGCCTTATATGAACTATTTTATGGGACAGCCTGAGCAAATTGCAGGTAAAGAAACTTACAGTACTTCTAACGTGCCAAGTAACTTAACTAAAGGTTCAACTTCAGGTACTTGTTCTGCAATTATCTATGGTGATTTTGAAAATTTAGTAGTTGGACAATATGGTGGAATAGATTTAGTTATTGATCCTGCTTCACAAGCAATCGGTGGTAAAACTAGAATCGTTATGTCACAATACGTAGGTGTTGCGGTTAAACAACCAGCAGCATTCGCAGCTATACTAGACGCAACAACTGTTTAAACAGTAAATTAAGCGTGAATGGAAGTAGGGCGGCTCGATACCGCCCCACGCTTCAAAATGGAAATACAATTTATAAAAAGTCCGATCGGATTTGGTTTAGGTTATCATATTGGAGAATTAGCAACAATTAACGAAAATCAAGCTAATGAATTAGTTGAATTAGGTTTTGCAGTTAAAATTGAGCAAGCAGTAAAAGTTGAAGTAAAAACAATTAAAAAAGCAGTAAAGTAATTGGAAACATACGTAGTAATAACAGCACCATCAAGCGAGCCATTAACATTGGCAGAAGCTAAACTTCATTTGAGAGTAAATAACTCAGTTGAAGATGCGCTTATTACTGCATTAATTACAGCAGCTAGGCAATTTGTTGAAGGATATACTTGGAGGCCATTAATGACACAAACTATTGATGTTGTTTTTGATACTATCATTGATAAAACAATAATGATCAATAAAGCCCCAGTTCAATCGGTTACAAGTGTAAAATATTTGGATTTAAATGGAACTGAGCAAACAATTAGTAGCACTTTATACGTTACTGATTTGTTAAACTCACCTTGTAGAGTAAAATTAGATAGTATTCCAAGTATAAAAGATACATTAAATGCTTTTAAAATAAGATTTGTTTGCGGTTACACAAGTGCTGCATTAATTCCACAAACTTACAAAAGTGCAATGCTATTAATTATTGGCCATTTGTACGACAATAAGCAGCAAGCTCAATCACAAACATTAAGTGAAATTCCATTTGGAGTTTATACACTTTTAGATATAGAAAATAATAAATATAATAGATCGATATGATTAAGCAAATAGCAACACAAGGCGCAACAGTTACGCCAAGCGATACAACATTTTTAACTAATCCTGGTACTTTATACGTAGGAGTTAGCGGTGATTTAACTGTAATTCATTTTGATGATTATGCAGGTACACCAACTGCGGTTCTTTACAAATCAGTTCCTGTTGGATTTTTTCCAGTAGCGGTTCGTAGAGTTAATGCAACAGCAACAACAGCAACTAATATTATAGTAAATTACTAGTGAATATTATTAGCGGTAAATTTGATATGACTTGTGAGCTATTTGCTCCAATTGTTACTACTGATTCAAACAGTGGCGAGGTTACACAGTCATATTCAGGAACTGCTACTGCTACTATATTTTGTTATGTAAATAATAGGGCAAATAATGAAGCTTTTAATGATATGCAGCGCCAAAGCAACACAACTACAACAGTTGATTGTAGATGGGCTGATATTGATGCATTAAATGTTACTTTAAGTTGGTTAATGAAAGTTGAAGGCCAAACATACCAAGTTACAAGTGTAGTTGATGCGGTTGAGTTTCAACGTAGAACAGTAACGAGGTTAAGTGGAGTTGAAAGGATTGGATAATGAAAGTAACATTACCTAATGATACTGAAAAGAAGGTTTTAGAATTATTAGATAAGACTTTTGCTAATTCAGAAAAACAATTTGCTGATTTAGCGCATAATGAAGCTAATAAAGTAGAATTAGAAATGGCTGCAAAGGTAGCAGTTGATAAAGGAACTTTAAAAGCAAGTATTGGAGTGGTAAAATCTAAAAAGAATAATTTTTTCTTTTGGGTTGGCCCACAATATAGCAATAAAAGTTCAGCGTTTGAAGGTGGTAATCACGCTCATTTAGTTGAGTATGGCACTAAGGAACGTTATATGAAAAAAGGTTTATTGGCAGGCGGTTTTACAAGGTCAAGCGGTGGAAGTCAAAAGTTTAAAGGAAAGCCTGAATATGTGCCATATGCTGGGAAGTATTTAGGTACAATGGTATCAAAGCCATTTATAAGACCAACTTATGATTCAATGGGTGCAAGTATCATTGAAAGCTTGAAAAAAGGAACTGAAAAAATAGTAGCAGAACAAGGAAACAAACAAGGAATATGAGTACATCAAACGCAGGAAATATAGTCTATAATAAATTGGTTAATACAGTTGGTGTAACTAATTTAGTAAGCACTAGAATTAGGCCAATGCGAGCTGCAGATACTGATGTTTATCCTTATATTATTTACGAAAGTATAAGTAAACCAAGTTTACAATCTAAAGAAGGTAATACTGGGTGGTATAAAATGCGGTTTCAATTAAGTATGCTTGCAACTTCATTAAGTTCGGTGCAATCCATTGCTGATGCAGTTAGAACAAGTATGGATGGTGCTAGTGGAACTATTGCAGGATTCACAGTACAAAGGATTACATTTGAAGATGAACGTGATATATTTAATGATAATAGTGCGGTTGATGGAGTTTATATGTTACAACAAGATTATTACATAACAATACAATTATAAAAATATGGCAGTATCAGGAAATTATTTAGGATTATATGTTAATGGCCAAAGAATAGCCTTAACAAAAAGCAATGATTTTGCTAGTAAAATGGCAATGATAGACATTACTACAAAAGATTCAAGTGGTAATAAAGAAGTTCAACCTGGACTAAAAGAAGGTAGTTGCTCAATGGAAGGAATTTGCACAAGTGGATTAACTAATTTATTACAATGGCCTGAGGCTTTTGATAATGCAATTTGGACAAAAGGAGGAACAGGGGCAATAAGCGGAACTAAGGTTGCGAATGAAAGTAATCAAATATTAGCGCAAACTTATACTTTTGGAACAGGCACACAAATTAAACAAACATTTGCCACAGCACCAAGTGTATTAGCAATTGGTGATAAAGTAGTATTTTCAATATCTTTAAAAGGATCAGGAACAGTAACAATTCAAGTTGGTGATTCAGTAGGTAGCACTACAAGTTCAACCATTACTTTATCAAGCACTTGGACACGTTATGAAGCAGTTTATACTTTAGCTTCTACAAGTGGAATATTTGCTGCAGTAAACAAAGTAAGTGCTACAACAGTTACTTTTTTTGGGCCACAAGTTGAAGAGAACACAGTTGCAACTAGTTACAAAGGAAGTCAAGTAACTTTATTAGACTTGCAAACTATAGCAGAAGCGAAAACAAAAGTAACTTTATTATATTCAGATTTTTTAGCATTGGATTTTAAACAATCTTATGAAGGCTATATATCTGATTTAACAATAAAAAGTTCTAATGATGAAGCAGAAACATTTAGCTGCTCATTTATGGGAACAGGAACACAAACAATAAGTAACGTATAAAAAATTAAATAAATATAACAATGGCATCAAACGGAAATAATGCAAGATTCACAATTGCAACAAAATTAATAAACCAAGTAACATCTGAAGACTTTGGTTTGAAATTGGCTATGATTGATATTACCTCAAAAACAAGTGCAGGTAATAAAGAAGTAATGCCAGGATTGAAAGAAAGAACTGCAAGCGCAGAAATCATATTTGAAACAAAGCCAGGCTCACCAACTGATTGGTATTTTAAAGATGCTATTGATGCTTGGAATGCAGGTACTTTATTGGCTTTCACTTATTCATTAAGCGCAACTGCTGGTGATATTAAGTTTAGTGGAAATTTATATGTTTCAGATTGTGCTGTAAAAAGTGCTAATGATGACAAGATAACTTGTTCATTAACTTTCGCAATTACAGGAGCAGTAACAATCGGAACAGTTTAATTATGAACGCATTGAAAATGAAACACGTTAAGCAGCTTATGGAGTTGCTTAACGTGAAAAATGCAAGCGAATTATTGAGCTATATTTCTAGTTGTTTTGAAACTAAAAAAGTATTGTTTTCTGAATTGGATGAAACTATGCAAAAGGCTGTTCTAACTCAAAAGGAATATGCCAATGATGAAATAGTTGAATTGAACGATTACGATCAAAATAAGTATTGGAAATTTGTTAGTAGCTGTATTCAATTGAGTGAAGGATTAGGCGAAGTTGAAGCGGATGACAAAATAGAATCAATTAATGATTTGTATAAATTTGGTGCTGAATTTCAAAACGAAATTATTAAGCTTCAAACAATTGTAAGCCCAAACGAGATAACCACCAACTAACTAGCTTAATTGGTGGTGATTTAAGTTATGATGATGTAAAATCATTTGCTTATGGTATATTAGGTTGGGGTGAAGATAAGCTAAGTGAAGCTTCAATTGATTATTTTGTATTTAGTTGCATTGGTTGGAAGCATAATGATTTATGGAATACACAAACTACAAATAATTTAAATAAAAGATTAGCTTATGCTTTTGCTGAAATCCAAACAGCACAAAAGAAAATTGAAATTGAAAAATATTTTCAGTTATTTGAGGTAAAAGAAATTGATATAAAAGAAGATTTAAAAGATGCAAGTGGGCATTTCCCAACTAATATATAAATGGCAAAAAATAGTAGTAACATATTAGCTTTAGGGGTTGGATTAAATTTAGATCCATTAAATCAAGATATTGCCAATGCAGCTAAAACTGCAAAGGAAGGAATGGCTGTAGTAGGTCAATCAGTTGTAGATGGTGGTGCAAAAGCAAGTGGAGCAACTGAAAAACTAGGCGATAAAGTCCAAACAATGCGCCAACAATTAAGATTGGCCACACAAGATGCTCAAGCTATGGCTGAAAAGTATGGCATAATGAGTACCCAAGCTATTGCCAGTGCATCAAGAGCAGGGGAATTAAAAGATAAAATTGGTGATATAAATACTGTAATTACTGCATTTAGTGCGGATTCTAAATTTACAGTTGTAGCAGGTGCAATGCAAAGTGCTGCAGGTGCAGCAAGTATTGTTACAGGTGCAATGGGATTGCTTGGGACTGAAAGCAAAGCTACACAAGAAATGTTGCTTAAAGTTCAAAGCGCATTAGCATTAACTCAAGGATTAGCCCAAATAAAAGAAATGGGTGCAAGCTTTACAGCATTAAATGCGGTTATAGTTGGTCAAGTTATACCTGGTATAGCAGCAATGAGTGCAGGATTATTACTTGCAACAGGTGGAGCGGTTCTTATTATCGGTGCTATTGCTTATGCGGTAAATGAGTATAGAAATAATTTACAAAAAAATGAGCAACAATTAGCCCTTAATGCACAAAGGGAACGTGAATATGCTGAAGCAATAAGAAATTCTAAACAAGAATTAGTACAAAAAACAATAGCTTTAAGGGATGAATTAACAGCCTTAAAAGAAGGTGTTACTATTGATGAAGTACAAATAAGAAACAAAGAAGCTCAGGTTAGTGCTTTTAATGCTTTAATAAAACAATACAAAGACCATAACGACAAAATACGAGAAGATAATGCTTTAAAAACAACAAGGCTTAAAACAGAAAATGCTTTAATTGCCTTAGTAGGTGGACAAAAAAAGACTGAAGCGGATTTAGGTATTATACAAGAAAAAAACACACAAGGTTTAGAAGCAAAAGTACAACTACTTAAAGATGAAATTGAGCAAGGCAGAATCCAATTAGGACTAACAAAAGAAATTGGTGGAATTGAACTTGCCAATAAAAATAAAATTAAATCCGATCAAGATCAATCTAAAGCAGCTTTAGCCTTAGCAAAACAAAACTATAAAGATTTAGCAGAAATAAATAAGAATATTTCAACTAGAGCATTAATTAATGCATTTGCAGGCCCTAAAGACATAACTACGGAAAAAGATGCAAATGGATTAAATGCACCAAAATTTATTGAAATAACATATAAAATTAAATCTAAAATAGATACACAAGAATTAGAAGCAAGTATAAAACAATCAATAAAAAATGTAGAAAATGCTATAAATACTGCTATGGAACAAATGGCAGTAAGAACAATTAGTATTTTATCACAAGCTATAGGTTCTGCAGTTGGTGGAATGAAAGATCCATTTCATAATTTAGGTTGGATATTATTACAATCAATTGGAACTATAATGGTACAATTAGGAGAAGCAGTATTGGCAATTGGAATTGGTATGCTTGGTTTAGATATGGCTTTAAAATCATTAAATCCATTTGTTGCTATTGGTGCAGGTGCTTTATTAATTGCAGGTGGTGCTGCTTTAAATGCAGTTGCTTCAAATGGTATTGGTGGTGGAACTGTTCCTGCTCCTGCTCCTGCTCCTGCTGGTAATAATTCAAATTTATCACCAAATTCAAACTATATTGGCGGTCAAAATAGCGGTAATTTAGTAATTGAAGGTTATGTACGTGGAAATGATATAAACTTTGTGAATGGTAAGAGTGGAAGTAAAAATAATCGTAGTTTAAGATTTGGATAATGGGAGCAATAAGATATCAAACAAACGGTTTTAGTATTGATGGGATTGAATATAGAATATCAATTTACGATAAGTCTTATAGCGGTGCAATTGTTTCTGATTTTATATTAGATTCTAACTTCTTTGAATTACGTTATGATAGTGGAGCTGATGAAAATTACAGTCCAATTATTGGAAGTGAATTAACTTTAAATATTGAATTATTTAAAAATGCTGCTCGAAACGATACAAATTTGTTTACATTTTTAAAAAATATGATTGCCCAAAATAGCCAAACATATTATATTATAATAGAAGAAAAAATAAGTGGTAATTGGTATAATTATTGGCGTGGTAATGTGGTGCAGGATCAAAGCACTTGGAATAATGATGCACTGGAAGGTGGAAAAACTTTTAAAGTTACTGCTAATGATTTTTCTTTTTTAAATGAAATTCCATATGCAGTAGCATATTCAACAAGTGGAAGTTTAAGAAGCTATATGAATGAATGCCTTTTAAAATTAGGTGTTTATGATGATTTTAGCGGTGATATATTATACTATTTATTGCATAATATTAATTGGTTTGCATCTGCAATATTAGTCGCTAATAGACCAGTGACTGATATGTTAAATGCTTCATTTACATCAAATACTAATTTTAAAGATTTAAATGAAGAAAAAACACAAAACAATATTAATTATATAGATATTTTAAAAACTATTTGTACAATATTTGGAAGTAGATTAATTCAGAGTAATGGTAGATTTTGGATGGTTCAAATGTCAAATTATTCTGGTGCATTAGAAAAGTTTTATCAACAAGGAATAGATGGTAATAATGCTACACAATTAAGTGTTATTCCTAGACTTACAGTAGATAATTCAAGTGGTCCATTAAAGATATTAGAAGGTGGAAGTTATGAAGGTATTAGGCCATTTTCAAGTGTATCTATTAAAAAACCAAGATTAAATTCTCAACTTGGTAAAAATAAAAAAGATCCATACACTAATTCAAAAATGAATATGACCATTACACAGGTATATTTTACAGGTGGTGGAAATAATACACTTAATTTATCTTTAAATTTAAATCATAGAGGTATTATTTCAGGCGGCCCAAATGTTTATGGATCTTGGATGCAAGTTGGAACTGCCTATCATTTATTTAGTTCATTTTCAAAATTACAAGTAAAATTTACAATTAAAATAAAAACAGTTGCAGGCGTTTGGTGGTATATTAAAAATATTGGAACTAGTGATAATTTAGAATGGACAACAACAGCTTCAACTGCATTAGTAACAATTCCATTTCCTAATACATATATTGATAAAGATTTAGAATTAGATATAAAAACACCTCCTTTACCATCGTTTTCATTTGTTGAAGTTTTTGAGGAACATTATTTATATGGTGAAGGTTATTATGAAATTTCATCATTTCCTACTGTTTATGCATTTAATACATCTGATTTGTATTACAATGGAACTGCTTATTTTGATTTTTTAGAAAATGGAACTTATGGTGAAGAAACAACTTATCAAGCACTTATAAGCCCAGCTCCATTTGATCCAACTGAAAAACAAATTGATACACCATTATTAAATGATGGTGAAGATACTAATTTAAAAGGATTAATTAGGATTTATAATGGATCTAGTTATTCTAATTCTATAGCTTGGGGAATTAGTTCAAGCACATCATATTTTAAAATATTGGAATTAGTAGTTGTAAATGCACTTGCACAAAATAGAACAGTAAAAGAAAAACTTACAGCAACCATAAAAGGTAATTACTATCCACATCAATTGCTAACTTATGATTCAAAGCAATGGCATTTAAAACAAGCAACATACAATGCAGGTTCTAATCAGTGGAATGGTGAATGGTGGGAATTACAATTTGATGACAATAGCATTACAGTTGATGCTAATATAAGTAATGGTGATTGGCAAGATACTGCTTTAATAGGATAGAAAAATGACAGATTCACAAAGAATAACAGCATTAGAAAAAGAAATAAAAATTTTAAATAATTACTTAAAATATATTTCTAGCAGTATTAGTAGTACAGGAGGTAAAGCATCAAATGATAATAGAACAACTAACTTTATTATAGATTTATTTTTGCCATATTTACCATTAATAGCTAAGTTAGATACACCATTAGCAAGTGGAGCTGCAGTAAGTACATTGACTTGTTCAAGTAGTTTTTATGATTTAGATAATAATGATAAATTTGTATTGATAAACATTGCAACAGGTACAAGCTTTAATTTGGTGGCAAATGGTGACACTGCTGCAGGATCAACTTCAATAACATTTGATTCATTTACACCAACTGAAGAAATAGGTACAAATAGTTTGATTATGTTTAAAATGCATAGGGATAATGGATCGCATTTTATAAAGATTGATAGCTAGTTACATAAAATAATAATAATATAAATAATATTGCAAAACAATGAGTAATAAAATAGGAATTGGAATAGATGTATTTGGAGCTGGCATTGATGCAGATGCAACTACTATTTACAATCGTATAATAGCAGATGGTGGAGTAAGTAACCTATCAAGATTAAACTTTTTTGTTAAAGGCTTAAAAGCTATCTATGGTGATTTGGCTAACGTGCCAGTGTGTTACGATGCACATTGGATTGGTTATAAGTTAGGCAGTGGAACAGGCGCAACAGCAGGACAAGCAGCAGCGAAATTATATTCACTAACAGTAGCAGGAGATGCAGTTCAAGCAACAGCAGCAAGTCAGCCATTGTTATTGAGTCATAATGGAGCAAGTAGTGATAATTATTGGTATGGTAGTGGGGTTAGTGGAAATAATGTAAGTACACCAAATGCAACAGCAAATCGCATAGTAGGGGATATTGAGATTATTGTTAATATAAGTCCTGTGACTTGGACTCCTTCAAATAATAATGTTATAGTTTCAAAAGATGCAGGAACAGGGAGCAATAGGTCTTATTCTTTAATTTTGAGACCTTCGGGCGCAATTAATTACCAAACATCACTAACAGGTTCAGACCAATTAGTTTATAGTTCTACCGCAGTTATATCTGGAACATTAAATAGGTGGATAAAAATAAATAGAATTGCCTCGACAGGAGTTTGTAAATTTTTCACTTCAAACGACGGAATTACTTATACTCAATTAGGTTCAGATGTTGCAGGAACTTCTGGCAATACGTTTAACGGAACGAGCCCTGTAATGATTGGTCAAGAAAATTCTTACACGTTAGAACTTTTTCAAGGTAAAATTTACCGAGCCACAATAGCAAACTCAATCGGTGGCACACCTGTAGTTGACTTCAATCCTGCAACATACAACGCAGCTACAAGTCAAACTGCTTGGACAAGTGCAACAGGTGAAGTTTGGACAATTTCAACGGGAACAGCAACGAGTGGTTATAAAGGTCAACTTGTTTCAAGGACTATTGTTCAAGGTGATGGTGTTGATGATAAGATGACCGCAAGTGGATTTTCTGCGATTACTTTAAATACAAGATTTGCGGCTTTGAATCCTATAAATATTTCAGGAGGTTATATAATTCAAGGAAGACAATCAGGTACTGGAGATAAGCATTTATGGTATCAAACAGGAGGCAATATTCAGGCTTATACAAACGCAGGAGGTAGCATAAATTTTGCAGGTATAGCAGCAAATTCATTGAAACTTTATTCAACGGATTTTAATACTACATCATCAAATTGTTTGACAAATAATGTCAATCAAGTGAATGGGACATTAAATAGTGATTCATTTACGGATTTAGATATTTTTGGTGGAGGAACTTTTAAGAATTGCGTTATCAATACATTAATAGAAACAAGCAGTGTATCATCTGCAACTGTAAGAACAGCAACCTACAATCTTATTCGCTCACTTAACAACAACGCATTTTAATGGAAGATTCAATACTTTACCCACGATTCTATAAATGCTTAACACTTGCTAAATTTAAGTTATTAGATGACAAATGTTGCAAGTTATTAGGCTTACCAAATGATGAAGCAACAAATGATTATGCAAACCCAATAGTTGACGTAAACGGATTTAATTGGTTGGTGGTTAATACTGATATAAGTAGTTTATTTACTGAATCAGAGATTTTGGCAATGGTGCAATATGATGAAATAGTTTTACCAACAGTTTAAATGAACAAAAATATTTTACTAATCATTGAAAACGGATTTGTTTGGAGTGGTGTTATAGCAGCATACGCAATGGCAATACTACCAATTATTCAAGTATTAGCAGGAGCAGCAGCATTTATATTTTCGGTTTTATCAATAGCAAAAATAATTAAAAATTGGTATGAAAAAGATTAGACAAAATTGGCAAAGTCACATTTCAACTGCAATGGGTTTTATAGTTGCTATTTCTACTGCTTGGATAACTATTGATTGGACAGTATTTGACATACAAAAAGAGTACCCTAAACTAATATTAAGCGCATTGATTGGGGTTGGTGGTTATATGACAAAAATAAATACAAAAGTAAATCCATAGCTTTACAAAGTTAACTCAAAAGTAAACTTATGAAAATAACGAAAGCAAGTAATAACCTAATTGAATTAATTAAAAAGTTTGAAGGCTTTAGCAAAATACCTTATTTATGTCCAGCAAATGTTGCAACGATTGGCTATGGTAGTACTCGTTATGCCAATGGCTTAAAAGTTACCTTATCAGATAGTCCAATAACTGAATTACAAGCTATTAATTTATTAAAAGATACTTTAAAACAATACGAATTAGCAGTAGATGCTTATTGTCGTGATGACATAAACCAAAATCAATTTGATGCATTAGTTGACTTTGCTTACAATTGTGGTAATGCTAATTTAAAAAGCAGTACATTGCTAAAAAAAGTAAATGCAAATCCAAATGACATAACAATAGGTTTAGAGTTTGCAAAGTGGAACAAAGGTGGTGGAAAAATACTCAATGGATTGGTTAAAAGAAGGGCAGCAGAAAGCGAATTATACTTTAGATAGTGTAGATATAGAACGAGCAAGAATAGTGGCTATAATCGAAGCTAAATACAAGCAGAAACTAATAGACAAACACACAGCAGAAACTAATAAGAAAACACGCAAATGAATATTGAATTAGTAAAGCAAATACTTATTTCAGAAATCAATCAATATAAACAATATTGGACATTAAAAAGGAAAGTTTTATATAAGTTAAAAAACAAACGCAAATGAAATCAATATACTCAATTCTAATAGCCATTCTTTACTGCTTAATATGTAGTTGCTACACAAAGAACCAAGCAATAAATAAGTTCTGCTCAAAAGATACAGCGCAAGTAATACTAACGATTCACGATACTATAATAACCGAAAGCATGCGAACTGATACGATATTCAATGATACTGTTGATTCGGTTTATATTACTAAAGATAAATTAGAAATAGTTTACGTTAAGAAGTTTGGCAAAGTTTATATTGAAGGTAAGTGCAAAGGCGATACAATATACTACGAGAAAAAAGTATTAATTGAAGTTCCAGTTGACTGTCCAAAATTATCTTGGTATAAACAGTTAGGTGCAGACTATTGGTTTATATTACCATTAATAATTTTGATTCTAATTGTTCTTGCTTACATTCGTAAAATCCTACAATTAAATGGATAAGATTATAATTAGTGCAACTGCTTATGGAAGTAAGCACACAATTGAATTAAGTGGTGATTCAGATATTGAGCAAATGTTTACAGCCTTCAAAGCAATATTAGTAGGTTTGACTTATCCTGAAAAAGTAATTGATAATCACATTGCAGAATTAGCAGAATCACTATGAAAGATTACAAAATAGCATACGAGTTTAATGGAAGGAAAATGTACACCATTGTACGTGCAAGAAACGTACAAGAAGCAAAGCAACAAATCAATGATAGACTACATTTTATTGAGGTGAAAGATATCACAGCACCTGATGAAACTTTGGATTACATCAAGAATTTATTTGGAATGAAATAATGGCTAAAATTAGACCAAGACTAACACCAGAAGAGTACGATTCTATCAAGAAAATTAGAATTGAAAATAATCAAAAACGAGTGTTAGTCATTGGTGACCTGCACGAGCCTTTTTGTTTAGATGGTTATTTTGAGTTCTGCAAAGATATTTACACTAAATATAAGTGTACGGATGTACTTTTAATTGGCGATATTTGCGATAATGCTTTTGCCTCATATCACGAAACTATTCCTGATAATATTGGAGCAGGAGATGAATTAGAGTTTGCAATTAGTAAACTTAAAAAATGGCACGATTACTTTCCTAATGCAACTGTTATTATAGGTAACCACGATAGGTTAATAATGAGAAAAGCACAAACTGGTGGCATAAGTCAAAAATGGATTAAGGATTACAAAGATGTACTTGAAGTTCCAACTTGGAATTTTGTTGATAGGCACGTAATTGATAATGTTCAATATTTGCACGGAGAAGGTGGCACAGCAAAGGTTAAATGCAAAAGTGATATGATGAGTACAGTTCAAGGTCATTTACATACACAAGCATACACAGAATGGTTTGTTGGTGCTAACTTTAAGATATTTGGAATGCAAGTAGGTTGTGGTATTAACCATAAGCATATTGCTTTTAGTTACGCCAAGTATGGAAAGAAACCTGCGATTGGTTGTGGTGTGGTTATAAACGGAACAACTGCGATAAATGAACTAATGGAATTATGATAAGTAGCTTCCAGATATTAGGTCAGACAATTGAAGTAATTATAGACAACGAATACTGCCATAAGAATAAATGTTATGGTCAATTTATACCTTTTGAAAATAAAATAATAATAGCTAATAAATTTAAATCTAAAAAGGTTTGGATAGAATACAAGCAAGAAATAATTGATGCTACATTCTTTCACGAGTTGGTCCATTGCCTGTTGTTCCATTTCGCAAACTCTAATCCTATTGTTATATCATTTGGATTTGCATTTACTTTTTTTAGCAATGTACTGCTTTTTAAATTAGCATTACCACAGTTATAAGCAAAGTCAACTAATGCATCAAATTGGTTTTGGTTAATGTCATCTCTACAATAAGAATCTACTGCTAATTCGTACTGTTTTAAAGTATCTTTTAGTAAATCAATAGCTTGTAATTCAGTTATTGGTTTATCATTTAATGTAACTTTTAAGCCATTGGCATAACGAGTACTACCATAGCCAATCGTTGCAACATTTGCTGGACATAAATAAGGTATTTTGCTAAAGCCTTCAAACTTTTTAATTAATTCTAATAGGTTATTACTTGCTTTCGTTATTTTCATAAGTTTACTTTTGA